CAGGAGTTGACTTAGGCGTAGCAGTACCATTTTCAGCCGCTATTGCAGCTTCCAAATCTTCTGCTCTTACACCGTTATCCATATTGATGGAAGGCATAACAAGAAAAGTATTTCTTTACTATTCTAATGTATTAATCGCTTTGGGCTTCATTTGCATTTGGTAAAACCTCACCCTGCACTAAAATATCTCTAAATTCTTCCCTATCAATCACATTTTGATCAAATAATGAAGTCAAAGCTGTTATATCTTGACCAATTAACCTATCAATATCAAAATCACGACTAATTTTAATTTCAGGTGGTTCTAAACCTAAATAATCAGCCGATAAATTAAATGCTTTTTGCATTTTTTGTTCTAAATCTAATGAAACCATTGACAACATAGAATTTGTATCTACACGATCCAATCGGCGAGCATCTGCTGATTCTGCAACAAACTTTTGTTGAGATAACGTACTAATACCAAGGGTTGCCATTTGTAATTGTAATTCTTGTATTTCTGCTGATTGTGCTTCAAATGCACTTGCGGCTGGTTCTACATAATAGATTTTATTTCCTGGTTGGGTTGCCATTGCATAGTTAACACTAATAGCCGTATCTTTTGTTTGATCATCCCATCCCTCCATCACTAATAAAGGCTGTGAAGCAACGTGCAAACTATGAATTAAGTCAGCTTGACGTTGAAAATGTGCAAGATTTAAATGTGCAATATCTAATAACGGTGGTTTACTTGTCATCGTGTCTGTTTTGCCTGAATAAACAGTCACTAAAGGTATTTCACCTAATGAGAAATCACCTGATTCAACAATTTCATAATCTTGCTCGTTAGCAGGAGATTCAAAACTACCTGCATAAGTATTGCTTTGCGTGTACATATCTTTTGTAGATTCTTTCTTTCTATAAATTCTGTATTTTCCTGGTTCGATTACACGAATTTGATCATATACTTTTTCACCAAATTCACCGTCAGCAACAACAGCTTGTTCAGAAATTCTTACTTGAATTAATTTTCCATAATTAACTTCTCTATCTAATCTCCAACCACAAATTTTGGATGGGTCTATCTCGATCCAATAAGGTCTGCGATTCTGTTGCCTTTCTTCAGCAAGATTTCTAGCTCCTTTTGGTGCAGGAAAATCAACAAGGGTATTACTGTGACCATAAGTTAAAGCACAAATTAAACTTCTTCTTGCATACTCATCTAAATCCGATCCACATCCATCAACATCCTTAACAAATACATCAGTCCAATATGGATCGCCAATAACTGTTATCGGTTTACGCAGAATTAATCCTGTTGCAGCTCTAATTAATCTTTGCGTATAAGGAGAAAATACAGCACGATTAACTCTTGATAAATATGCGTCATAATCTTCTCTCGGTTCTAACGGTAAAAACGCTTGCGAGTTTTCTCTTAAATAATCAGTTCCGTAAGTTACCGCCTTCATTATTTCCCACCCCTTCGTCATATCTAAAACAGCTCTTGTCTTAGCAAATGGATTATCAGATCCACCTAAATAGGTTTGACTAACAATATTTGTACGCAATGCCCCTGGCATAGAGTATGTCATCTAACTTTTAACCAATACAACATTGTTTATATTCTAAGCTTTATTCCTTTCGTTTCATTACCATTTTGTTTTATTTGCCCAATATGCAGCACTCATCTTCCCTTTTGCGATATTTGCAGCGTGTCTAGCTTTAAATGATTTCCTCCTAGCTTTATCTTTTTCAGTTTGTGGGTTTTTTCCTGCACCACTAACGCCTTGCTGTCCAAAACGTATCAATTTTACTTGATCTCCTTGTTTTGCTAAGACTGCATGAGACTTAGTTGCATGACCAGGTGTTCTTTTGGGTTTGTTATACCCACTAAACTTTTCTTTACCTCTTGTAACTGTCATTTTTTCTTCTTTTTAGCTGTTTTTGCTGCTTTTTTAAAGTCTGACGCACTTGGAGCACCTTTATCTCCAGCTTTTTTCATTTTTTCTCCACTACCAGCCGCAATACGTTTCTTTTTTGCAGCAATATTGGCATATAAACCTTTTTTCTTTTTTGGCATAAGACTTAATAAATCCTGTACCCAGTTTGACCTAAAGTTTCAGGTTTTGCCAAGTTGAACTGTTGTAAACATAAATACCCGAAAGCATCAAAAGCATGATCAACACCAAGATTTTTATTCGGTAAACCTGTGTTTGGTGCATAAGTCAGCGTTCTTAATGACTTTATTAATTCCTTACATCTTGGGTGGATATAAGTTCTTCTGATACCTGATGCGTCGTATAAAGCGGTGTTGACTGCGGTTACTTTGTCTCGGATTTTCCACGGGGCTTTTGGTGCGGAAACGTTGAAGCCACTTCTTCGGAGGATGCTGTGATCTGTTGCTCCAACTCCTGCTGTTTTTCTAGCTCCTCCTGTTGGGTCGGGGCAAGCAACAATTCTACGGTCCACGCCGTATCTGCGGATTACTTCTTCTGCGAAGTCCCAGGTTGTTGCACCTCCAGTCATTATTATTTCGTCGAAAACGTAGAGGTTTTCTTCGTTTCGCACGGCACAGATTCCTGACATTGGGTCTACGTTGAAGTCCACTCCTAAAAGGAGAGGCATTACGGATATGTCTTTGGCTTCTGTGGATATGTTTTCATCGGCAAATGAGACTGCAACGAGACCCGTGAGATTCTCGAAGCTGGCTTCAAATTCTTGGCGAAATGTGCGGGTGTCTAGTTGAGCACGGGCGGCTTGTACTTCTTCTGCTGGTACGTTTCCCCCTTGTATTGTAGTAAAACTCCAGCGATTCCACTCGCCTGTTGCGTCATCTGGGACGTAGCACCATAGGTCGTAAAACCAGCTTGCCGTTCCATCAGGTGTGGAAATGAATAGTGCCCAACCTTGTTTGTCGGCTAGGGCGGGTCGGATTACTTGGAACCAGACCTCGGAATCCATGAAGGCGGCCTCGTCTAGAACTACACCTGCGAGGCTTCGGCCACGGAGAGCCATTGCGTTTTCAGTTCCTTTTAGTTCGATTGTGGAATCGTTAATGAGTTCTATTTTTAGGTCAGTTTCGTTCTTGGATTTGACCCATTCTTTTGGGACTAGCTTTTTTATTTCTTTCCAGGCGATGTCTTTTGCCATGCGGTAGGTCGGGGCACAGTAAAAGTATGTTTCTCCTGGTCTGGATATTGCTGCTTTTAGGAGTTCGATGCAGGAGAGGTACGATTTCCCGAAGCGGCGGCCAGCGACTAGGACTCTGAATCGCTTTTCGTTATTGAAGACCTCGCCTTGTGCCCAACGTAAAGATAGTGGTTGTGTTTTTACTGCCATGTACTACATATTAGTCATCTTTTGTACCCTTCCCCCTGTGTTTATCGACTATTTATCATTTTGGAGGTTAGTATCGTTTTAGTTGTATGCGTTTCTGCCCGTGGCTGAAGCTATTTTAGGGGGCATCGGTGGTGCTCTCGTTCCAGATGATTCAGGGATTGTTAAGAAGAAGAAAAATCCTGGGAGGTCGGCTGCGTTGGTTGTGAAGGCTAGGCAGCACAGGCTTTATAAGAGGCAGTTGGAGGGATTGACGGTGAGGCAGTTGGTTTTAGATCATGCTGCGAAGGAGGGGGTTTGTGAACAGACTGCTTGGTTTGATTGGAGGCAGGTTAATGCGTGGAATGATGAGGATTGGCAAAAGGATAGGGAGAATATGATTGCAAGGTTGCAGAGTATGAGGGTTAAGTTGTTTGAAAAGGCTGTGAGGAAGGGACAGCTTCAGACTGCGGCTCAGATTTTGGATTCTCTTGGGAAGGTTGTTGGGGAAAGTGTAGAGACTGTGAATATTAACGCTCCAGAGCTTGCGATTCGTGTTGAAGCGAAGCCAGTCGAGTGAAGAGGTTGTTGGATTGGGTGGGGAGTTTCTTTGTTTATCGTTCTCCTAAGCCAGGGCAGGGATACTACACTTTGTTACTACAATTAACTTCTAAGAAGCTGCAAGTGCTTGCGGGAACTAGGACTCACTACTCGAAAAAGAAATTAGTTGCGATGATTATTGACAATGACAAGCTATTAGTGTAGTATAAGTAAGTACTACAGAAGAGCTTATTTTTACATGTATCAGTAGGTTCCCAGGGAACAGTAGTGAAATAAAAAATTTTGCTACCACTCCCCCCAAGCAATAAAAAACCCTCGACGAGTTGCCGAGGGTAAAATTCAAAAACACTTTGACAAAATTTGGGAGAGAAACTTGTCGAGTATTTTTTCTAACGAAATCAGAAACAATCCGAATGTGAGCGAATAATTCTGAAATTTCGTAATTGTGGATTTTCATCCGATTTTCGAAATCTCGTTGATATTGTCTCGGTGTTAATAGAGAAACAGAATCAACTTTTTTCAATTCATTTAATTCATCTAATAATTCAAAATAAGCTTCAAGAATTTCAGCTTTTTTGTTTTTTGATGAGATCATTTGAAAAACGAAAAGTACCTACAGATTGGGTTAAACTTTTCTTACTTCTATTGTACTACAATACAATCAAAAAACCACATACGAAACCTTAAGAAATTATTAAATTATTGTAGTACATTAATTACATCGAAATGTAAAAAATGATACATCTATTTTTAAAAATTATCCTGTAGTATTCTAGTAAGTTTTACAAAATCTCTCGGCAAATCGGAACAAATAGGAGAAAACGAGCCAGGGATTCACAGTTTACAAGCAGATACAGGAAAGAAGACAAAAAACAAACTAATGAGTGAATGAATGCTTAACCAGTGAATGCGTGAATGATTGCATAAAAAAGACCGCATAAAATACGGCCTATGAATCGCAAATTAAGTGAATCTTTCATTAAGCATATTCAAAAGAGTATGAAAAATAGAATCAATTTCCTCATACTGTCTAGCGGTTGCTAACTGGCTTAAGTTGCTACTGTCTGCCATGTATGAGTCATCATTAAAGTCTGAACGACTCGGAATATCTGAGAGCCATTTGAACAAACTAGATGTAGAAATGTCTACGCATCCATCAATTATTTCGTGAGAATAATTATCTAGATATTGCTCTAATTGGTCCAAACCTTCACTCATTTCATAATCTAAACAAGTGAAGCAAATCTCCTTAATAATTGAATACCTCCAATCATTTGGAAATTCATCATTGTGGCATTCTCTAATAACGGTTTGCAATTGGTCCCTTAAATCTGGATCAATTTCATTAGACAAATAGAAATACTCTTCTTTATTGTCTCTAGTTCCCTTTAATAGAGAATTGTCTAAATACTGGATAACTTCAGTTAACGAACCAAAGGAAAAGTACTTTCCTCCTTTGCCTGTTCTTTTCCAGTTCTGTAAATTTGTCATGCTTGGGTTTAGCGATCTAACAATACTACAATAACATACAACAGACAGAACGCAATAAAAAACTTTTCTCAGATTCTCACTGAGAAAAAATTTGTTATTTTCTCATTTTGTGATATTCTAATAGATGTAAACCTCATCTAGTCCACCCATGACAGACAGAGACTTTCAAAAAATACTTGAGACACTCCAAGTATTAGATACAGATTCAATCAGCCTGTATCAAAGAATTTTAGAAATGAGTGAAACGGCTCTACAAAGTGAGACCGCTAATATCTCATTTATGAAAGAACAAAAAAGACTGAATAAGCTTTTTATGGATTCTTTCAAAACTCAAGAAAACAATAACAAGATCATTTTTGAAACGCTCCAGCAAATTTTAAACAAGCTTGGAGATTCAAAAAATGCTTAATAAAAAATCTGGACAATTTCATTTAGTCCAAACAATCACAGATCAAATTTTGTTGATCTTTTCTCCAAACTCAGAAACTCAAAAAGTTTTCAGAATTTGGCACATTTCCCAAAAAGAAAACGCACTCTATGAGTGGGAGAGAATCACAAAATGAACAAAGAAGATTCTCTTTCATTTATTCGTAGCGAGTTACAGAAAACGCTCCAAGATGATCAAAAAAGACTATCAAAAGAGGAAATACTAGAAATAGTTATTTCCTCAGGTCGTTCTAAAGCTTCAGCCTATAGAGATTGGACAGAGATAGAAAACGAGCCAACAACAGATTGGGATGACATCAGAAGTATTAGAAAACTTTCAAAAAACGGCTGCGACAATGAATTAATTTTTGAAGCTTTCAGAAAAGCAATTCCAATCTATCAAGATCAAAACAAACATCTGGAAGCCTGCCAACTTGCAGCCCAATTTGCAACCACCAAAAAACAACTAAGGAGTTTTTAAAAATGTCTTATCAATCCGCACTGCAAACGCTCCAATGGTCAACTTGTCTTGACTTAGAAAATGGGGTAATCCATGAAGACTGTTTAAACTTTGAGCCTTCAAAAGAACTTGAGCAAAGAATCTTAACCGATTGGGAAAGTTTCCAAGCTCAAGCAATTGAACTAGGTTTCGATCCAGAAAAACACAGAATCACATATATCGATTTATCGCAGGGTGACTATTGGGATTATGCAGCTCATGATTTTATCCTCACTAGAAATGGTCATGGCTCAGGTTTTTGGGATGGGGATTGGTCCGAACCAATAGCAACCAGACTTACAGAACTTTGTAAAAAATTTGGAGAGATAAACATATATCTCTCCAACGAAAATCTACTAGAGGCTTATTAAAATGAACGATCCAACCGAACAGGATTATCTCGATATATATGAAGATTATCCAGAACCAACGGCAGAAGAACTAGAAGAACAACACAGAGAAGAAAAAATTGCAGAAGAATATTGGTCAGAGGCGGGTCATCCGTCTCTTTCCCCTTCACAAAGGAACACGCTCCACAGATGAAAACAGTTCAAATTTATTATTCCGATTCACGGGCTTGCGTCGATATGACCAAGCCCGAAAATTTTCATACAAAATTCGAGCCAGGATTTTATTGGGAGCTTGAAACTTCACCGTGGGAAATGGAGGAAATCCAAGGATTGATACGAGCCAGGGGCTATGAATGGCAAATCTCCCGTATGAATGGCCCTTTTGGTACTAAAACTTTGGCTCTTTATAGTATGGAATTTCGATTTAATTCTCTCGGTTTAGTGCCGCCAAGTATTGCCTGAAACGATCCAGGTATCTCTCCTTAGCTGCTAACAAATCAGTATTGTTCATTATTTTTACTTCGGGTTCACCTGATCTGCGGGCCACAACGATTGCA